ATGCGGAGCCTCAAAATAAAAACCGCCCGTAGGCAGTTACTTGTTGTTATGTATCGTGACTAACGCTTCGTCTTCCATGACACGGAGACAGTGGAATATTTCTTCCCACCGTTTGCGCTTGATGCCGTGCAACTTGAGAACGGTCGGCACAACACCGTAATCAAGTCCTACCGGACCATTAAAGCCTAGTCGCCATTGGGTCAGCAGGGATTGAAAGACGATTGATGCTTGGTAGTTCTCGGGGAAAACTTCGACCTGCGTGAATTCGTCGCCGTAGTCATCTAGCGTGAATCCCATCGCGTCTAACTCTTGCTGAGATGGGCGTTTCTGGTAGAAGAAGCGGGCGACCTTCCTTAGTTTCCCAATCGGGCGCCGGTCAGTTCATTGACGTAGGCGGCGAAGATTGCCGTGCCGGAGTTGTGATACTTCTTCAGCAGCGTGCCGAGTGCTTCCGGAGAATATGGAACATCGCAGTTTTCCCAGCCCTTGACGATTTCCAGAAGAACGTCGAGTTCTTCCTTCTTCCCCTGTGCGGCTTCGTCAGTGAATGCCTTGTATTCGTCCTTGTCCTTATAGACAAAGACAAACGGCACCTTGATCTTTCCGCTGCCAGGGACGTGGATTTCCACAGGCGCGGTAAAGGTAGGATTCGGGGTAAGTTTCAGCATGGATTGTCCTCGTTAGACACCTCGTTAAAATGACCTACGGCAACGCGAACGAGGACGCGCTTTCGGTTTCCCTAGCCGAGGTCAAAACGGTTAGGAGGCGTAGCGAATCGGACGATTATTTCCGTTAATGGAAACCTTGACCCGGTTGATCTGGCCTTCGGTGATCTGCGGCGTTTCATTCAATGCAACGGTGCAGGGGATCAGGGTGATCGAACCGGAGCGCGTGGTGAGCTTCAACACTGTGTCAGTCTGAACGTCGGTCAGGGTTTGCAACGCGGTATAGCCAGCAGTCCCGATGGAGTCAGCATCCAATTCCATTGCGTAGGTCACAGCAGTGAAACCGTCATTGATCGAATATTCAACGTCCGACTCAATGTATTTGTAGGTGACTTGCTTTGCGTCGCCGCCCGAGCTAGACGGGTTCATGACCTGCGTGATCTGGGTAAAGGTCGAAACCTTCGACACAGTGCCGACGCCAGTACCGGACGGGTAAAAGTTGGTATTGGTCGTGTTCGCGCCTTCAAGAACGAAGGTGTCCGTAGCAACAGACTTGATTCGGAATGCGCGCTTGTTCATACGGCCCCATCCGGAAGTCATGATGACGAAATCGCCATTTGCGTAACCGTGGGCGGCAGAAGTTACAACCGCCTCCGTAGCGTTAGTAACGATGGTTGTAGTCTTCGCCGTGGCGATGGTCGAGGCGATGTTATAGGTTGAGCCAGTGGGCAACTGAGCCATGATGTTTCCTTTCGTTTGGACGAAAAAAAAGCCGCATAAGCGGCCTGTTTGCGCCCTCACGGGCATTAAAAAACCCGCCGGAGCGGGTAGTGTTCTTAGGTCGTCTTATCGACCCGGTATCGAATGCTCACAGGCAGCACATGCCACCCTTCGTCATTCATCGATGGCCCCATTGACGGAGTGCGGTCAATGAAGATTGTCAATCCTGACTTGACGATGGCAGTGTTCTGAGCAAACAGCGTAATCAATGATTCGGCTATCGTTTCCGCTGGCCCGGTTCCGGTTCCATCTGGCGAGTAGATAGATAGCTGGAATATCCCGGCATACAGCTTGTAATCTCCGGTTACTGCGCCGTCGAATGTCTCGGCTGGCAGCAGATAGGCGCGGATGTATTTCGTATTGGCTACGGGCGTGTAACTGACGTTTTGCCATGCCACAGGAATCGCAGGAATCTGAGCATCGGCCCATGTTTTCAGGCGAGACTCCAATGCGGCGCGGATTGTCTTTTGACTCATTAGGCACCGTATTGGTTAGTGATTTCAACGAGCGATAGGCGAACCATGCCGGCAGGCGCTTGGCCTGACCAGCCATTTTCCAACCGGATGCTATAAGGCAGCGAGTTACTCAGATAGATACTTCCACCTATCTTTGCCGTGCTGATTTCATTGGTTACTCTGCCAAGCGAATTATCAGTCGCATTAGTAGTGGTTTTGTCAGGCGATCCATAGCCAACATTCCAGTTCGCGCGGAAACGTCCGGTATCAACCGGAGACTTCATAATCACGCGACTGAACAAATCGAGCATGATCTTGCGTGCAACTAGTTCCGTCTGTCCTTTGGCCTTCTCGCAAGCCTTGGATAGATCGAGCGCGAAACTCATTTGCGTAGATTGCAGTCGTAAAGCGCAGCAATACCAGTCGGCGGGATGGCCTCGACCCGCGTAATTCGCCACGTCACACCGCCAACAATTGCCAGATCATCAATTCCAGGCTCGGACATGCCGACAGTAGATAGCAATAACCGCCTATCTCCTTGCACGATCAGTGTTCCGTCTATTGCATGTGTTCCATAGTCTAAGTCGCGGCCAACGCCAACAGTATCAACTGTTGTTATCGGTGTCGTTCCGGTGTCAGGATCGTAATCTCCAGGCGTGTTCGTGCGAATAGTGATCGGCAGACCCAAATCTGCCAACACTTCGTCAACATCAAGCGCAAGATCGCCGTAGAAGCTCATTTATGCCCGCACCAACTGAACCGAACCAGATCCGCCGGCGATAAAGTCGCGTAGCAGCGAATCAATAAGCGAGTAGGTTTTCTGCCCGCCATTCTGCGGCGCCGACATTGATTTCTTGATCGGCCCGACTTGCACATCAGTCACATATTGCGAATCAGGATCGACGATCAGCGAACCAGCGATAGCCTTGATTGCCAGTTCGATACACGCGGTTTTCAGCATCGCCGGGATGGCATCGTATGCCAGCGTGTAGCCGTCAAACACGACACCTGAACGAGGCCACATAAGCGCCTGATGCTCGGCAACACGGTTGCCTTTGAAACGGTAGGTTGCGTCGAGATATTGAGTAGCATTGCGCAGTGCCGACTCTTTCACGGCATCCGCGCCAGTCCAAGCGGTCAATCCGCGTGCCGTTGCGTATGCAGTGGCATCGGCAACGCTGGCATAGCTTTCGGAGTCGGAAGCTGCGGAACCTATTTCGACATTCAGTGACATTACTCAACAACCTTCCAACCGGCGTCCTTATGAGCCTTGACGCACGTTTGATGCACTTCCAGCGTTACGCCATCTTTCGCCATCAGCACAAGGTCCGATTGCACCGGCTCGGGTGCGGATTGGTCTTGCACCGGCTCGGGTGCGGATTTCTTCGGACGTGCCATGATTTCCTCAATGGAAAACCGGGAGCCGAAGCCCCCGGTAGTTACTGTTAGCCGAGAACCAGAGCAACGTGCTCGGACTGAACGACCTTGAAGCCATAGGCCAGATGCAGTTCAAGCGAACGCTGGCCGTACTGGGCAATATCAACCAGCAAGTAGGTCATGCCCTTGTCGTCAGAGATCGGCAGCATCTGCATGGTCGGGTTTTCCGGCATGAGCGGCGGACGCATGACACCGACAACCGCAGAGCGCTCAAAGGCGAGGTTCGGCGTGTAGGTATTGCCGACGGTCAGAGCGTTTGCCGTGGCGATGGTGACGCGAGCGCCAGGACGGCCAAGGCTGATCGTGCCAGGTGCGGCAACGCCGGTATTGACGACGTACTTGTTAGCCGAGTCAGCAACGAACGTAACCACATCGCCAGCAAGCACGGTGCCGGTGCCAGTCACCAGCGCAACATCGCGCACACCGACAGCGGTAGAACCGGAGGTGACGTAGGAAGCGCCAGTGCCCTTAGTGTGGGAAACGATGCCAGCCGATTCGCCAATCGAGAAGCCGAATTGTTTAAGCAGGTTGCCGGAGCGACGTTCTTCTTCGGAACCAGCCTGATAGGCTTGCTGGATAATTCCGAGGTTGCGCAGATTCAGACCGGCAGCGGTATCGACCACAAGCTGAAGGTCGGACATGGGAGCGCCGTTATCCTTCAGAATCTTATAGACGTTGGTCAGTGCCGACAGGTCAGAGGCGAACGGCGCGGTTCCTGCGGTGCCATAAGCACGCGAAGCGCCGACCTTGATGGCAGCGGCACAATCGGCTTCGGCAAGGTTGCGCAGCGTGCGCATACCTTGGGCGATAAGCTGGCGCATCCATTCGGCGGATTCCGCACCATTATCCAGCGAGCGGATTTGTTCGCCGGTCAGGTGCCAGCTAACCTTCTTCGACTGGGTAATCTGAACGGTCACGTTGGACGCGATTGCGTCGTCACCGGAAGAGCTGGTAGCACCCGGAGAGAAGTCGGAAGCGGCGCGAACCGGAGCAATCGGGACGATGATTGAATCGCCCTTGGCAACGCCCTTGTCGTTGAAGTTGGTCGTGATACCCGAGATGACGCCAAACGGCTCATTCGAGACTTGTTGCGCAGCCGAGAACAGCACGGGAGCGAGAGAGGTAAGCGTATTTGCCATGATTCAATTCCTTTGGGCGTAAAAAAACCGCCCGTAGGCGGCTTCGTTGGTTTTGA